TTGATAAAAAACTAATATCTAAAACTGGATATTGTTTACATTGCCTTGCATTAAGAGAAGCTGAAATAAAATATGATGGTTTGTGGAAAGAATATGAGGATTATAAAATATATTCTAATATGATTGCGCATGGTAATGATATTGTATCTCAATTTAAGCAAGCTTATAAAGATGCAAAACAAACATACGAAGTAGTTCAAGAAGATGGTAAGATTGAAACTTGGAGTATGGAAAGAGATGTGGAAGAACTTAAAGCAGAAATACTTTTAGATATTGTTAATTTTGAAAAAGAAATTGAACAAGCTACACAATTAAGAAACGAAGCTTACGATAAATTAAAAGATAAAAACTACGATTTAGTAAGACCTCTTAAGGATTAATATGAGTACATCAATAGCACCAAAGAAATCATTAAAAGAGATTATTTCGGAAGAATACAAAAAATGTGCGGTAGACCCGATACATTTTATGAAGAAGTATTGTATGATTCAGCATCCTGTTAGGGGCAAGATACCTTTTCAATTATTTCCATTTCAAGAAAAAACCCTAACACAATTTAAAGATAATAGATTTAATGTAGTTCTAAAATCACGCCAAACTGGTATATCAACACTTTGTGCTGGGTTCTCACTTTGGAAGATGATATTTAATACTGATTTTAACGTATTGGTTATTGCAACAAAGCAAGAAGTGGCAAAAAACTTAGTAACTAAAGTAAGAGTAATGCATGATTTACTCCCAACATGGCTTAAGGGAGGTTCTATGGAAGATAACAAGCTTTCCCTTCGTTTACAAAATGGTTCTCAAATTAAGGCTATTGCTAGTTCTCCTGATGCAGGACGTTCTGAAGCCCTATCACTTCTTATATTTGATGAGGCTGCTTTTATTGATGATATTGATGAAATTTGGGTATCAGCTCAATCAACCTTATCAACGGGTGGTAGTTGTATCGCCCTTTCTACTCCTAATGGTGTGGGTAATTGGTTTCATCAAACTTGGATTGGAGCAGAAGAAAGCAGAAATCCATTTAATACAATTAGATTACATTGGACAGTACATCCTGAAAGAGACCAAAAATGGAGAGATGAACAAGAGAAATTATTAGGTACAAAGAAAGCAGCTCAAGAATGTGATTGTGACTTTGTAAGTTCTGGTGAAACTGTAATTGAACCTGAAACTTTAATGTTCTATAAAGAAACATATATTCAAGACCCAATAGAGAAAGGTGGATTTGACGGAAACCTTTGGAAATGGGAACATGCTGATTATAATAAATCATATATGGTTGTGGCCGATGTGGCTAGAGGTGATGGTGGTGACTATTCCACTTGTCACGTTATTGATGTAGTTAATTCGGTTCAAGTGGCTGAATATAAAGGTAAGGTTGATACTAAAGATTTTGGAAACTTCTTAGTAGCACTTTCAACTGAATATAATGATGCATTACTTGTGATAGAGAACGCAAACATTGGATGGGCAACAATTCAGCAAGTAATTGATAGAGGATATAAAAACTTATTCTATATGAGTAAGGATTTAAAATATATTGATACTGAGAATCAAATGACAAATAGATACAGGTCAGAGGATAAGGGATTGGTAGCTGGGTTTTCAACAACTTCTAAGACTAGACCTTTAATCATATCTAAATTAACCGATTACTTTAGAGAGAAATCAGTTATAGTTCGTTCTTCTCGTTTAATAGATGAGTTATTCACATTTATCTATATGAATGGTAGAGCAGAGGCTATGAAAGGTTATAATGATGACTTGGTAATGGCATTTTCAATTGGATTATGGGTAAGAGATACTGCACTTCGTTTAAGACAAGAGGGAATTGATTTAACTAAAAGTGCGGTAGGTGGTATTACTTCTCATACATATAATGGCATATATGGTGGTGGGAACACTATGGATGATAACCCTTGGAAAATGAGAGTTGGCGATAATTTTGAAGATTTATCCCAATGGTTGTAGGATTTTGATAAATTACGATATTTATGGTATATAATAATGTCAAAATAGAATTTTGTAGAAATTAATAATAAATTATGGCAGAACAAGAATTAGATGATAGGAGTTTTTTTGGTAGATTAAAGAAATTATTTGCATCAAACGCAATCGTAACCGTTGATAAAGATGGTAGACGTAAGGTGGTTGATACGGATGAACGCCAAATGAATACAAACTTCGTAAATCTTAGAGATAGATATACAAAGTTACAAAGGTCTTATTATGAGACTAATCAGGGTGCACAATCAATGGCTTATCATCAAGTTCGTAGAGAGCTTTTTAGAGATTACGATGCTATGGATAATGACCCAATTATAGCATCCGCATTAGATATTTACGCTGATGAATCTACTACAAAGAACGAATATGGTGATGTATTAGCAATTAAATCATCAAATGAAAATGTAAGTGCAATACTTCATAACCTTTTTTATGATATAGTTAATATAGAATTTAACTTATGGCCTTGGGTAAGAAACTTGGTAAAATATGGAGATTTCTTTTTAGCATTAGAAATTGCAGAAGGTAAAGGTATTGTTAATGTAACTCCATACTCTGTATATAATACTGAAAGATTAGAAGGTACTGACCCAGCTAATCAAAACTATGTTAAGTTTAAAGTTGAATTAGATAGATTTGGTAAAAAGGAATATGAGAACTATGAAATGGCTCACTTCCGTCTATTATCAGATACAAACTTCCTTCCATATGGTAAGGCTATGATTGAAAATGGTCGTAGAGTTTGGAAACAATTATCACTTATGGAAGATGCGATGTTAATCCATCGTATTATGAGAGCACCTGAAAAGAGAGTGTTCAAAATTGATATTGGTAATATTAATCCGCAAGAGGTTGATAACTATATGCAAAAGATTATCAACAAAATGAAGAAAACTCCGTTTGTTGATAAAAATAGTGGAGATTACAACTTAAAGTACAATATTCAGAATCTTACCGAAGATTTCTTCTTACCTGTTAGAGGTGGAGATAGTGGTACATCAATTGAAAACTTGCAAGGATTGGAATATGCAGCAGTTGAAGATATTGATTACTTAAAAGCTAAATTATTTGCAGCATTGAAAGTACCTAAGGCTTACTTATCATATGATGAGAACGTTAATGGTAAAGCTACATTAGCTGCAGAAGATGTTCGTTTTGCTAGAACTATTGAAAGAATTCAAAGAACAATCGTTAGTGAATTATATAAGATAGCAATTGTTCACTTAGCTGGACAAGGTATTGATGATTCTGAAATGACAAACTTCCAACTTACTTTAACTAACTCATCTACAATATATGAGCAAGAGAAAGTAAACCTATGGAGTGAGAAAGTTAGATTAGCATCTGACCTTAAGAACTTAAATATGTTATCTACGGATTGGGCATATCATAATGTATTTGGAATGAGTGAGGAGGAAATGGATATGGAGAGAGCTAAAATGATATTAGACCTTAAAGATAGATTCCGTTATACATCAATAGAACAGCAAGGACAAGACCCGGCAAACCCACCCGCACAAACTAATGTGGAGGAGGAGATTGAAAAGATGAAGCAAGAAATTGTAGATAAGGGTGGTAGACCAAGAGAGGGAAACACTTATGGTAAAGATAAGCATCCGTATGGTAGAGACCCATTGGGTAACAAAGAAAATGAGAAAGAGAGAAAGAGAGATACTCGTTCAATTGAATCAAGTAAAAAGCTAGCAAGAGAATATATAAACGGAATTTCAGCAAAAAAGAAGATTTTAAACGAAAAAACACAAAAATCAGACCTTTTAGATGAAAAAAATATATTAGATGACACCAAATTTTAATAAACATTAAAAAGTTTATATTTATATGTGTTAGTTTATAGACATAGGTTAAATTATAGGGAAATAAATGAAAAAAATAAAACATTCTAAGGTTAAGAACACCGGAGTGTTATTTGAGCTTTTGGTAAGACAAATAACATTAGAGGTACTTAATGGTGATAAAACTGAGAACGCAAAAAATATTGTAAAAGAATTCTTTGCGTCTGGCACTGAATTAAATAAAGAATTACGTCTTTATGATTTATTATTAAAAGAGAAATATAATTCTGAAAGTAAAGCAGAAATGTTTGTAGATACTGTATCTCAAGCACATGCTAAATTAAACGAAGGTAAGCTTGTAAAAGAAAAATATAATCTTATTAAGCAAATTAATGAGAAATTTGAATTAGAACAATTCCTTTCATCTCCTATAACTAACTACAAAGTATTAGCTTCAATATATAAAGTATTTGAATCTAAGAAGTCCGAAAACTACGATATTAAGGATATATTTAATTCAAAAGTAACCTTAATTGAAAACATTATAGCTAGACC